AACTGCTCCATTATTAATTGCTGCGGTTGCAGATTGACCAGCAAGACCACCACCAAGAGTTACGATAGGTGGGTATATATATCCAGCACCAGGATTTGTGATTTCAAAGCGTTTGAAATATCCACCATTTGATAAATTAGCAACCGCAGTTGCTCCTGATCCTGTTGTTGTATCAGTAATAGTTACGATTGGTGCTAATTCATATCCAGAACCCCCAGAGGTTACATTAATTGATGCAACTGGTGTATTGATTATTGACACTGAAGCAGTAGCTTGTCTTCCTAAATTTGGCACTGGAAGACCAGCAGTGGTAGTGTCTAGTTGATACGCAGGAGAATTGTAAAAATTACTATCTACATTCAATCCTGCTTTCAATACGATTTGACCTAGACTGTTCTTCTTTTCCAGAGTTTCATAATGATGAATAGCATCTGGATTACCATATGCTTTTACAACCATCTCATATAGATCTGATTCTTTTACGGGTAAATCAAAATAAGAATTGATGATATTATTTGATAGAAGAATTACCCAATCATATTCGGATGTGTTGTAAAATTTATATGAAAGATAATCTAAACGATCTTCATCTGTCATTGTATATTCATTAAAGAAATTTTGAAAGTTGTATGAACTTTCAGTGATCTTAAATCTTCTAAAGAAATTTTTCGCAAGAATATACTCTTTTTCTGAGAAGGGAAATACGAATGGTTTCTCTTCATACTCTATGTTTGGTAAGCGATTAAAGTATGCCATGATTATCTTGCTTTATTATCTACTAAATCTTGTCTGAATACAAGTTTGGTTTCCATTAAAGTTATTGTTAATGAAATACCTAGAGGTTTGCCATCTGAGTATGACATGTAACCATTATCTGTAATGTAATTAGCACTCACTGAACGTATACCAGACACTTTATATTTTGGAAGATGATCATTTTCTACTAATCCACCCGAGGATCCTCTAGTTTTAAATGTTACTTTGCAAAGATCTGGTATTGATATAAAATTATTTCCTTTTGATCCAAAGATTGCTCCATCTGCATCAGGTAATGCTGCTTTCTTGAACGAATCTACTATACCTATAACTTGATCTGCTTCAGATGAAGATCTAGGAATAAGTTTAAAATTATAACCATGCTCTCTTAACTGAGGACCGCCATACAACAGTTCAGTATTAGGATTTAAAATTTGATTATTAGTTAATTGTAAAATATCACTAGCAGATAAATTGGATCCTATTCCTTGAATTCGATTGAAACCATTTGCTAATGCTTTTAATACATCATCTCCTAAAGCTTTACCTAAACTTTTGTATGTGTCTTTATTAGTTAAATCAGTAAAAATTCCTTGAGTAGCACCGCCAAGATCTCCACTAGCTAAAGCTTTAGATACTGGTGTTGCAATAGTTTTTAATCCAAATTGTGCAAGTGATGTAGTATCTTTACCTCCCCATCCTCCAGTAAATGAACTGCCAATATCACTTGGCATATTTAAATAAACGCTAGGAATAGAAGATCTTGTTAACTTTGAAAAGTCTGTAGTGTAGTTTATAGCAACATTAGATCCACTTCCACTTGCTCCTGCGATTGGGGTTTGATATTTAAAAAATTCAAAAAATACAAAGTCACTGCAACTTTCTATGTCTGATGGATATCTGTATGTCATTGTTTACATCCTAACATTGTCGATGTCTTCTGGTCTACCATAACCTTTGATAATCCTCTTGGCTTTGATACGGTCATTGTATTTTTCGTTGGTTTCTTTCCACACATCAGAAGATTTGTATGGAATTAATACACCACTTTTCTCTCTCACAAAATGTTCTACAGGTAGAGTGATAGCGGTATCCCATTCATCAATAGCAAGATCTAATAAGAATCCATCTACGTGGTCTAAAATATATTTATGAAAGCATGATCGAGGTAAGTCAATACGATCATCTTTTAATTTTTCAATAGCAATTATTCTTTTTCTTGGTTCCATGTAGTGCAAATTAGCGCCAAAGAAATGATCTGAGTTTGCTTTAATAACATAAACTAAAGGAAAGGTATCGTAGTATGGAAGATACTTCATCTTTGCTTTGTATTCAAAAAGAAATAATCTTCCTTGTCTGGCATAACGTCTCAACATATTTTCATCGCGGGCATCTTCATCATCTGTTTTATCTCTTCTCTCATCACGAATAGTTTTATCTGGGTGTTGTTTATATTCTAACGCCATCGAACGAACAGTCTTTCTATACCATTGCCAAGACTGTTCTTCTCCACCCGCTTTTTCTTTGACTCTTTCAAATAAAGTATTATAACTTTTCTTCTTTTGCTTCTCTTCTTTTTTAAATCCCTTTGCCATTTATCATACCCCCAAGTGATCTTCGGTGAGAATAAGGAACTGCATTTGTCTATCCTCACACCAGTCACTTGCGGCTTCCCATTTCGCTTGGTTCTTCAGGAACGTTAGCACTTTATCTTTATAAAGTTTTGTCTGTTTCTTTGAGGGAGGTGGAGGTATTGTTTGATTCTTTGGTTTGACTTCAATGAGATACTTTTTGATTTCATTTGTTTTTGTATGCACTTTAATATAGAAGTCTACATAATACCTATGCACCCTACCATCCACAGGTGAACGATAAGGTATCACAACTTCCTCACTGCCCCACTCAATCACACTTGGATTTCTATCACAGAATGTCATGAACTTTCTTTCCCAGAGAGAACGATAAACAATGTTCATCGGATTGCCTCTGTATTTTTTGGGATTTATGGGGCGATAAAATCCCGAGTATGCCATAAATATAAATATAACTTCTCAAGGTATTTATTCGATGGGAGTTCAGGCTTATATACAAGCTATATCTAATGGAAGAGGAATGGCGAAAAGCAATCGCTATTCTGTTTACTTTCAAGGTGGCACCATCGTGCCTTATCTTATACAAAAAGGATTTGGTGGAATAGATGCGAAGGTAAGAGATACTATATCATTAGTCGGAGAAAGAGTTCTCATTTTTTGCGACGAAGTTTCTTTACCAGGAGCTCAATCTAATACTGGATCAATAGTTAGACATCCTGGTGCTAATCCAATTTATTATCCAACAAATCCAATATATAATGATCTCCAATTATCTTTTATGTGTGATGCTGAAATGCAAGCATTGAAGTTTTTGACAACGTGGCGCGAAAAGATATATAAAAAAGTTGGTCGTTCGTATCAAGTAAATTATCCTGATGAATATGAATGTAATATTGTAATTGAAAAAAATGAACCCACTCGTTCATCTGAAGTTGGAAATTCTCCAGCAAAATACACCCTTAATAAAGCGTGGCCTTACTCTGTAGATGCAATTCCTTTGTCATATGGATCTTCGCAGTTAGTTAAAGTTACTGCTAATTTCTATTATCGAGATTGGGAATCTACTTTCACACCTATCTCACCTATAACCTAAATATTTTTACGAACATATTATTTGCTTTGGAGTAATCATGACTTTACCAAAACCCCCAGTTCCTACTTATGAATTGGAATTACCATCAACAGGAAAACCAATTAAGTATAGACCATTTCTAGTTAATGAAGAGAAAATTCTTCTCATGGCTATGGAGTCTGAAGATGAAAAACAAATCACAACTGCGGTAAAAGATATTGTAAAAGCATGTGTGATTACAAAAGGAATTAAAATTGAGGAACTGGCATCATTTGATATTGAATATCTTTTCCTCAATATTCGTGGCAAGTCTGTTGGTGAAGAAGTTCAAATGAAAATCACATGCAGTGATGATGATGTCACTGAGGTCGATTATACTTTGAATATATCTGAGGTTAAGGTTCAGAAAGATCCAAATCATAATAATAAAATTATGTTGGATGATACTACTGGAATTGTTATGAAGTATCCTGGAATGGATCAGTTCATTCAAACTCAGATTATGATGAAGACATTGAACGCAGAAGAAGTTTTTGATATCATCGTAGATTCTGTGCATCAAATTTTTGCAGGCGACGATGTTTATGAAGCAAAAACTACACCCAAAAAAGAAGTTGAAGATTGGTTAGGTGGATTAACATCCAAGCAATTTGAAAAGATCAAAGACTTCTTCGCTACGATGCCTAAACTTTCCCACACATTTAAGATCACCAACCCAAACACAGAAGTTGAATCGGAATATACTATTGAGGGTCTTGTAAATTTTTTCGGGTGAGCATGTTCCATGACAATTTGGCTAACTATTATCAGTCAAATTTTAATCTCATGTATGTTCATAAGTTTTCTTTGACTGAGTTAGAGAACATGCTTCCTTGGGAAAGAATTGTATATGTTACTATGTTGAATCAGTACATAGAAGAGCAGAACAATAAAAACAAATGAACCCAGCACAACCGCCAGAAGGAATACTAGATCCCAAAAAACCTTATTGGTCTGCTGATAGGGTTGGCGAGGCAACTTGGTTGCGTCTCAAAGGTAATCTAACTGGTAGACGAGTAGAGGGGTTGAGCGAAAACTTCACATCCTATGTAAAACTTGGTGATGCTGATGCTGATAAGTTAATTGAAAACCTTAAAAAATGGGGTAAGTATCCTCAACTAAATCAGACGGATAAGTCTGGTGGTGCATATAATGCTGAAGCATATCAGAAGTGGTTGGTAGAAGAGTTCCTTGAGAAACCATTTAGAGAACAAGTAGATCAGAAGATTGAAGATGCTGAGATTGATAGACTTGTAAATACAAGAAGAGAAAATAAAGTAAAACCACAGACGCCTTTAGTTCCCAAGCAAGAAGAACCAAAACCTGTGGTCTTACCTCCTCTTCCACCAGAACCAAAGGTAGAATTAACACCACAACTTCCTGCCACTCCTGCTCCTCCACCACCAGCTCCAGAACCAGAAAAAAAGAAACCATTCACACTTGATGGTGTTGATTTAATATCACCACGTCAAATGCCATCGAATGTTTCTAGAGCGATGGCGAAGTATGGCACTGCTTTAGATTCTATTGGTAACCAATTATCTAGACAAAATTCTATTCTTACTAGGAACCTTGGATACCTTAGAAGAATTGAACAAGGTTTAGATGATACTAAGTTCTTACTACAACAGATGGGTGAGAACTATCAAGAGGCATTAGATGATTTTGAAACTGAAGAAAGGAAAAAAGAATTCAGAAAGAAAATAATTCTTCGTTTAACTTCGCCATTCAGAAAAAAGAAAGAGCAGCAACCCATATCATCATCTGCACCAAAAAAACCAGAGAAAAAATTATCTCAAGGTGGATTTTTAAACAGTGGATATCCTACAGCATTTTCTAGTGGTGGTGTAAATTTTGGTGGTCAACAGTCAGGTAAAATTATACAACCAGGAGTATACACAAATCCTGTTCGTGGATTTTTACCACCAGGATCTATTGTCATTCCTCGCAATAGAAACTTCGGAAAAGAAGCACTGAATTTATATGATACTCAAAAATATCAACAGGCACATGGAGAATCTTTACAAAAATCTGTAAGTGTTTTATTGGGTGCTGGTGTTTCTGTATATGGTTCTGTGCTTCGTAGTTTGGGTCCTTTAGCAGGTTACTTCAATGCTAGTATACCTAAAATTATTCCGACTGTTTCTTCTATACTTGGCATATCTACAAGAGCAGTAATTGATATGTTTGGTGGTCCTGCTTATGCAGGAACGATGCCTAACAATAAAGAAATGCAAACTTTCCACAAGTCATGGAAAGCATATATGGATAGAAGAGGATTGTATTTTCCTGGAGGTGTTAATGCTCCTGGAGATAATAATCCACAAGGAGCTGGAGAAGGTGTCGATTCTGGAGGACCAGAAGTAGAATGGGCAGGTGGTCTTGAATATGCACCACCATCAAATCCATTTGCTGATACTGATGGGCAAGAAACAGGTATTGATATATCATTGAAGGGTAAGGGATCGAATGGTTATGGTCAAGGATTAACCATTCGTAACCCATGGGATAATCTTTACTACTTCTCAAAAGTTCCGAAAGGATTTCAGAATCCTGGTTCTCCAACTAGAGGTATACAAGGAACTTCTCAACGAGTTGCTAAGGGTAGAGGTCCTTCTGGATTCGGTCACTGGGCAACATATTACGTTAAAGATTCTGACGGAACATTCTATGAATTGATGATAGGTCACTTAGACAGACCAGCACCAACTTGGGATGATACTGGTAGTGGAGTCAAACTTAATAAAGGAGTTAAGATTGGTGTTCAAGGTGCTAGTGGATCATCAGTAGGTAATACTCCTGATGGCACATATGATCACATGACCACTCATATTAATTCGCCTGGCAGAAGAAACCCAGGAAGATCTGGTCAACTCCTTATACAATGGGCAAGAGATTTGAATGCATTTAAACCATCTAACATGCCGCAACAACCACAGATTGCACGTAGACAATTAGGTGGTTGGGTATCTAGTTTGTTATCTCCTTTCATGAAACCAAAAGGTTTAGGATTTAGTGGAGTGAGAGCTGGATTTACTGGCATGGCAAAACAAGGATTTGATGCTATCATGGGTGGCGATAAATTTAGATTAGGTAGATGGAAACCACAACTTCTTGGTAGAGGAGCATATGCTGCTCCAACTGTGAAGGGAGCGCAAAGATATGCTGGTGCTGCTGGATCTATGGGTGGCAAACAACTTCCAGGTGGTGTAATTAAAACTATTGTTCCTAGAGGTGCAGTTGGCAATGTTTTAATTGATATAGTCGAACCACAATTCAAAGTAAATCCAGCAACATTTGATAAAGGAAAACTATTAGCTGATAAATTATTGCGTGGTCAATATAGTAATAGTAAATTAGCAAATGCACTTCGCTCTCAACTAATCACAGGTAAATCTGTTCAAACAATGTCGCAGATTTCTGGATTAGGAAGAGGTGCTGCATTAATGTCTTTCGGTTCTGGATTGACAAAATTAGGTGGTAGATTCTTGGGTATATTAAACTTACCTGTAATTGGTGATGCCATATTACCAGAAGGAACTAGTTCATTTGATCAAATATCTGGTCCTAACGCATACTATAATGCTCCTGGATATAGAGGACCTAAACCAGTGACTACAATAGAAATGCCAGCAGCATCTCCTGCTCCTGCAGCAACATCTTCAGCATCATCTAAACCACAGTTCGTGAATCTAGATATTCCTACCAGCACGGTGATGCAATCTACTCAGATGAGGCGCATGTGATATGTTACTCAACGATCAAATAAAATCTAAAGCAAAACAAACGAGAGAAGAATCAAAAAGTTTTGAAACTTCTTTGGCATCTGAGTTTAAAAGTCTCACGGATAAGAGTGGGGAAAATTTAAACAAGGTAAATGAACAGTTAGATCTTTTAATAAAATCTGCAGAAAAGGAAAACGAGATTGCTAATCGCGTTGCAGTTTTATCTGCGATGTTTTCAAAGAATGCATTATTAGAAAGACTAGTCTTCAATAAAATAGAAGATAAATTATCTTCTTTTCCTAAGAGAACTGAAGATGTAGAAATTAAAGAAGATAAACCAAAACAAAAATCTAAAACCAGAGGATTACCTACATATAAACCACCGAAGTCTCCAAAGAAAATGGCGAGTGGTGGCGTAACACCAGGAAGCAGTGCAAAGCAACAAGAAAAAACTGATAAAGAATTAATTCCATACTCTCAAACATTAGCAGTATCTTTAAAAGCATCTGGCATAGCCGCTATCACAACCTTGGGGCAATTCATTGAGGGAACTGGAGCATTAGGTGGATTTTTTGCACCATACATGAAGAGTGTAGTAAAACCTTTTGCTGCAGCATTGGGCGTGGGTGGTAATCTTGTTAACAGTTTATTAGGTGGACCAGTTCAAGCGGCAACATTAAATTTAAATAAACAACAAAGACATTTTGGTAAAACATGGGGTAGTTATTTAAATGATCCTTCGTTTATCAATCAATATATTGACAAAGAAGCAGCGGGCGATAGTTTAGATCCTGACAATCCTTCTGGTTATGTTCCAGCTAAGTGGGATGAAGATCCAGAATTTGTTGCATTGGTAAATGCTTTTGCTCAAGAATGGAATTTAAACGCTGCTGGATTGCTTGCATTAATGGCAAGCGAAAGTGGATTGAGACCAAATGCTCGGAATAGTGATGGGTGCGTAGGATTGATTCAGTTCTGCCCTAATGGAGGATTGGGTGGAACTGGTAAAACTGCTGATGAATTGAGAGCAATGACTCGTTCTCAACAGTGGCCTTATGTAACTAACTATTGGATTAAATCTGGTTTAGAGAAAGGAATGACTGCGGGTGATCTCTATGGATTAACGCATGTTCCAAACTGGTATAAAAGAGCAGTAAAAGGAAAACCTATTGGATCTGCGGCAAGAATGAATGCGGCTGTTGCTACATCAGCTGATGGTGGTGCTTATTGGCGTAACCTACGATTAGATTTTAATGGTGATGGTAAAATTACTGTGCTAGATTACGACCAAGAAGTTAAAAGAGTCGGAATAAAGTTTGGAATTAAATACGAATCTGGTGGATTTAGAAAGAAAAAAAATATATTTGATAATACTCCTTTTTTAGTATCTGGTTCAGAGTCTGGATTTGAACAGGAAATATTTGGAACAAAAGTTATACTGCATGGTAGTGAGATTGTTGTTCCTGGAGATAAAGGATTCTATGTTTTTCCTGTTGCTAACCGAAGATATAATTTTTGGTATGACTTTATAAAACAAAATGTATTTGGCGAGAGAGGAGATGGAACTATAGAACGTTGGAAACAAATTGCTAGTGGAACATTTGGCAGTGGAAAATCATTTTCTGCTGGTGGAACAGCAGAGTTTTGGAAAGTTGCTGCGCTAGCTTCTAAAGAAGATAGTTTACATTCACAGGGACAAGCAGATGTTGCACAGTCTTTATATAATCGTGCTGCAATTGGTTCTTATCCTGGCGGAAAAAGTATATCATCTATTATAACTGCTCCTGGACAGTATCAACCAACATTTAATAATGCTGGTAAATGGAATGCTATTAAAGATCGAAAATCTGCTATTGCTGCGGCTGGGAATGCAAGTAAAGTTGATATGGCAGCAAAATCTATAACAAATCCCACTTTACAGCAAGCAGCAGCAAGATTTGTTGGTGGCAGAACAGATTTTATGGGAGAAAGTCAGAAACCTTATATGAAACCTGGCGATATTACTAGAGGACCAGGATACAATTTCCATGGATGGTTTTATGATGCCAAATTACCAAAGGCAGCACCTATACCTAGATCTATTGCTACTCCAGACAAACAAAAGCCAACAGTAGTTGTTAATAAAATGTCTGCTCCTTCTCAACCAAACATTATTCAACAAACACAAGGAGCTATAATGGAATTTACTAATATGATTTTTAATCCACATCGAGTTAAAAAAGAACTTAACTTAAAGCGTATCTAATAAATACTTTTAATAGGTAGGATAAATAGATGTCTTTTGGAACCGTAAGTTCAACACCAACTGGGGGAGGATCAACCCTTACGGGATTCATATTATCTAAAGCGTCTCAAAGTAGAAAAGAAGCGAAAAAAAAGGATAGAACAGCAGAACGCAAAGAGAAAAAGAAAGATCAATCAACTACTGAGACAAAAAGTAAAGAACAAAAATCAAATCCAGCAAGTAAATTGCTGGGCAGTCTTCCAAAAATAGGAGATCTTTTTTCTTTTAAAAAACCTCAGATAAAAAGTGAGGAACCAAAAACCAGAACGTCAGGGGGAGCAACTGGATTAGCACAGATTCTCACTCAAGGATTTGGATCTCTTAGTGCTGATACGATGGGTATATCATCTGGATTGGCATCAGTAACTCAGGTGATGAATAGTTCTTTAAAAGCACAATCATTTACTGCGACTGGTATTCAAACTATTGCTAGTATACTATCAGATCAACTAGAGAATCAAGGATCTATATTATCTACTGTCAAATCTCTTCGCCCTGGCGGCGGTGGTGGCGGAGGAGGTAAGAGTTTGTTCGGAACTTCTAAATCTAGAGGAACATCATCAGATACTTTAACCGAAGCATTAATAAATGCAGCAATAGAAAAAGGTATTGGTAGATTTATTACATCAAGATTATCAAGACTCAATCCATTCAAAAAATCTCCAATAACTCAAGGAGCGGGTGGCAAACCCACTAGACCTAGAATACCTGGCACTGGTCCTAGGGTTACTACGAGTGGTGGAGCTCCTGCTCCAGCAGCAAAGCAACCATGGTGGAAAAAGATGTTACCTTTCGCAGATGATGCTGCAAAAGGTGGCACTAAAGCAGGAGCAAAGGGTGTATTAGGAAAGGGTGTCGAAGCAGGTAAAGGATTACTTGGCAAAGCAAAAGGTTTTGGTGACGATGCACTTCGCATGGGTGGATCATTATTAGATAATCCTATCACAAAAAGATTGGCAATAGCAGGAACAAAATTCGGTGGAAGAGCTCTTCCTTTTGCTGGATCTGGATTTAGTGCCGCTGAGGCAGCAGATAGAGCAAAAAAAGGAGATGCAGTTGGTGCATGGTTAGCAGGGTTAGGTGCTGGATCTGGAACAGTTGCTACTGGAGCTGCTATAGCATCAGCAGGACCTCAAGCAGTAGCAACAGGTCCCACTGCTTTAATAGCGGAAGGAACATCTTTAGTTGCTGATCTTGGGTTGCTTGGATATGATATTTTTAGAGCATTTAAACCAATGGCTCAGGGTGGAGTGATGGTTGGAGAGTCTGCTGGTTCTCAGGGTGAAGAAGTAATGTCACTGACTTCTGCAGCAGGCAGAAAGATTACAGGTGACAAAGGATCTACTTCTGACCCTGGAATGCAGGCATCAGCAGCATCAACTTTATCAGTAGTTGATCAATTTATTAAAGGTATGGGGCCATTAGGTGCTCCAGTTGCTCAAGCATTAGGGCCAGACATTGCTAATCTTACTAGAACTTTTGGTATGTCTCAGACACTTCCTAATTTAAAACTAGGAGGTGGTAAATTTAAAGAAGATGGAAATGCTAAAAGAACTAGGGATAACTTCTTACAAAAATTAATTTCTGGTTCATTGGAAGCATTGGGTGCCAAGAAAAAGGGAGATGCCACAGCACCACCAACAGGAACAGCGCCGCCATCTAATCCTGGAGATACTGGAACAGCAGCACAACAAAAAGCACAACAACAGGCAGCTGCTTCTATGGTAAGTTCAGTTAATAATATGCAAATTCCTGGTAAACCACAAGGAACTATGGGAACCACTGGTGTTAGTTTACCTGGAGGTAGTGTTGCTCCTTCTACGCCAGACAAATTAAGACCAGTAGAAAATGGAAACAATAAGTTTTGGTATGATAAAGATGGTCAAATATATCATTGGCAAGCAGCAAAAGATAAGGCAGGAAAACCAGTTGCATCTGAATTAAAAGCATTGAATAGAACTGAAATGGGTGAAGGTGCTGATGTATCTGGAAACTTAATGGCAAACCAACCACAGTCAACTTCAAAAAGACGTTTCTTTATACGCGATCCTTATACTGGTAAAGTTAAATTATATCAACCTTCATGGATGGAAACTAGTGGAGTTGGTGATATTCTCCAGTGGATTGGAGGCAAAGGTAAGGATGAGTATGATAATAATATTCCTCAGGGATATTACAGTTATAAATGGGACGATGTTTACATGGGTAAAGGTGGGGATAATAAAGCAAAATGGAAAAGAGCATCTGGTGCTGGTGATATTCCTCCTTTCGGTGGAACTGCTCAAAAGTTTCAGAAAGGTGGTAAGGTAAAACCATGGTGGGATTTCTTAAACTTAACTCAACAAAAAAAACCAAAGGAAAGAGCACTAGGTTCCAAGGCAAAACTAAAAGGCAAAGATGTTTATTGGGCTGGTAAAGATTACGGTTGGCAACAACAAAAAGATAGTGGAAGTGCCACTATGAATGCACTGAACAAACCAAGTGTTCAGAAAAAATTTATTCAGGATAAACCAAAACCAAAACCAAAACCAGCTAGAGCACCAGTCGCTGCTACTCAGCAAGCAAGTTCTGATATGGATTCGACAACAGTTATTAATGTTGTTAGCGCGGGCGGGGGAGGATCTGCTCCAATTGCATCTAATACACAAACACAAGCATCATCAAACTATATAAGTAATCCATGGCCTAATGGATTAGCAGGAGTTATATGTACATCTCCATGGAGTGTAGTGTAAATGGCAGATCTTAATGCTGAAGTAAGAAAGGTTGTTCTTACTGATACGAAAGGAAAACAACATTTTTTAACTGGGCAAAATCCAGAGGCACAACTTAATGCTATTAGAATCTATGAAAGCATAGAGTTAAATTCTATTGCTGCCGAACTTGAAGTATTTGACACCGCAATTAATTTAATAGGATCTCTACCTATTGTTGGAACAGAGACTGTTGAGATTGAAATGGTTGCACCAAATATTTCTAACACGGTATATAAATGGAAGTTTGTTGTTTATGGGGTTAGAAATAGAATTGTTTCTAAAAATATTCAATTATATATTTTAGATTTATTTTCTCCAGAAGCACTGAGAAATGAAACATTAAGAATTGGTAAAGCAATAGAAGGAACAGGTGATGCAATCGTCAAACAAATTTTAAGTAATTATGTAGAGACTAAAAAACCAGTATTAACTGAGACATGCAAGTATAAGTTCAAACAAATACCAGCATTGAAAAGACCATTTGATCTTATCACATCGATGCTTCCTGAATGTGTGTCGTCTGCAACTACAGTTCCATCTAGTTCCTCATCTTCAACATCTAAAGCGGGAGGATCTTCTAGTGCTTCTGGTGGTAAAACTGAGGCAGCAACAGCCAGTAATTCTAAAGTTATTTCTGGATCTGCAGGTTACATGTTCTTTGAAACTTATGATGGTTATGTATTCAAATCTATTGATGCATTGATAAAAGAAAATCCCACAAAGCACCAGGAATATGTTTATGGTATGGCACAAAGAGAAGGATCAGATGAGAAAACAAATTCATATTTAATTCTTAATTATGCTTTTGGTAGTCAAGAAAATATTCTACAGAAGATGAGATATGGTGTCTACTCCTCTATGATTTCATTCTTCAATCCATCTACATTAGATTACGAAGAATACTTTTTTGATTTAACAAAAGAATATCCTAAGATGGTTCACTTGGGAAAGGATGAAGATATCCCAGAAAATATTAAAAAATTGTCACAGTTCCCTTCTAGAATTATGTGTCAGTTTTATGATCATGAAACTTTCCATACTGGAACTACGATTGCAGATCCTCAAGTAGCACAAGGAAAAGGTGGCACTCAGTATCCAGATTTCAGAAAACAATGGATGGCACAATCTATCAGTAGAAGTATGATACTGAACAATCAGATACTAAATATCACTATACCTATTAATTTTAATATTAGAGCTGGTGATAAATTGAATGTTAAGTTACCAAACTTATCTGTATCATCAGAAAGAGAAAAGGAAAAATACGATAAAGCAAATAGTGGATTATATCTTGTCAAAAAAATATCCTATGATATTACTAGAGATTCTGATAAAGGCGTGATCGCTGTCTGTAACTTAGAACTTATCCGAGATAACTTAGGGAGTTAATTGTGGAGAATATTCAAAAACATATCGAATATGATAAAAAAATTCTAGATGATCCTTTAGCATCATCTCAGGCACGTAGACATGTTGAAGAAGAATTAGGATCTTTAGAAAGATATCAACAATCTCATCCAAATGATGATCATGATCCTACGCCTTTGGAATTATATTGTAATGACAATCCTAGTGCATCAGAATGTAAAATGTATGATGATTAATCATGTTGTTACCTGAGTTAAATTTACCAGTTGGATTTGCTGGCAAAGATGGATTCTATTGGTGGTTTGGTCAGGTAGAATCTGAAGCAGACCCGAAGAATTCAAATCGTCATAAGGTAAGAATCGTAGGTCATCATGTGATGAGTTGCGACGCTGTTAGCGTTGATGATTTGCCATGGGCAGTTTGTATGTTCCCTGTTACTCATCCAGCAGCAGAAGGTAACAGCACTTACACGCCGTCTGGATTGCAGAAGGGTGCATGGGTCATTGGATTCTTTATGGATGGTGCTAGAGGGCAGCAACCTGTTATCATGGGCACTCTCGGTAAAGTTACTAATTCATCTAAAGATACTAGTCTTTCTAATAAGTTTGGAAATGATGAGTGTTTAGCATTCAAACGTTATGTTCCTGATACTAATCCTATCATCACTCAACCAGCAGGATCTAAGTCTAAGAAGGATGCTACTGCTAGACCTGGAGGAAATAATCCAGTTGGTCGTGCATCAGTTGTATCTGCTGCTGGTGGTGCTGAAGGTCCATCAGGTGCTAATCCTTACGCAAGATTTGGATGTATTGAACGTGCTGATGCAAAGTGCGATGATCCCAATCAAAGTAAAAGTAGATTTGAACAAATTCTTACCGAATTATTTGGAGCTGTATCACAAAATGGTGGTCAAATAGGAACACAATTACTCAGTGAGGCATCAGGAAAACTATTTGATTATGCTAGTGCTGCCAATGGATATGTAACTAGAGTGTTTGGAGTTGCTAAAGCATATTTGAGAGCAGGTAAATTTAAATTGTATGCATTGCTTAAGGAAGGAGTTAAAGCAATCATCAAATTTGTTATGGCAATTCCTAAACCAGATGTAAATCCAAAGACGGGGGAAGCAATAAAAACAAAGAAGACTGGTGCATTAGGAAAATTAACTGAATGGTTGAACGAACAACTAGGTAAAATTAATTGTCAGATTGCTGATCTAGAAGATAAGGTTTTTAATTTTTTATCTAATCTATTATTTGGGTTACTTTCTGATGTTGTTTCTGGTGCTTTGTGTGTTATCGAAGCAACGGTATCAAAAATACTATCAGAATTAGAATCATTCTTGACTAGCACAATCAGTGCTATTCTTGGACCACTTCAATCTATTTTGGGTATCATTGCCAGCCCTCTGAATATTATTGGTGCTGCACTAAATTACATATTCACTCTGTTTGGTATCACATGTTCTGGTGCTGGAAATAAATGTGCTGATGCAGAGAATTTAAAACTTTGCACTGGATCTGCAAACAAAAAGAAACCAGGAGAAGACGACTTTAAAGCATTAGATGATTTAATTGCCAACATAGAAAAAGATGGAGTAACCGAATTACAAACTAGTTGTGAGCAATCGCAAAGTTTACCTTGCCCAGAACCAACAGCAGCAAATGTTGCTGGAGGAACACCTAACCCAGATGAATTTACTGGCCCCCCAGTATTCGCTCCAACTGATCCACCTGACGAAGATTTTGATGATTATTTTAATGACATACCTAATGATATAGATCAGGTTCAAGACACGCCAATTCCTCCAACACCAGTAGCAGTTAACGAAACAGTAGCATCCGAAGTAACTGCACTTGTTGCGGGTTCTACTGTATTGGTAGCAACTGTGAATGGTATTGATACATATGTTTATCCATCTTCGGGTGAAGTTCAAATAGAATCTGCGTCAACAATTCAATTCTCACCTACCTTCTCAATAATAGAGACAACTAATTACACTTTAACTGCTAACAAAACACAAGTTTCTCAGGGAGAAACAATAACTTTTACATTAACATGCACTAATGGTAATGTCTCAGATGGCACGGTATTTAATTATATTATGTTTGGTTTGATTCAAGCATCTGATTTTTCGGATGGAACTACTTCTGGATCAATGATAATGAATGGTAATGTTGCGATTAAAAACATAACAATATCTAATAATATAAGTATTGCTACTAGTGAGACAGTATTATTCTCAGTTGCTCAATCAGGATTAGCTGTTAATTTTGATATTATAAATTCAAACTATGATCCAACAGATCCTTTCGATCAACCAAAGCAACTACCTATACCTAATACTTTCACTCCTCCAGTATTAGGAGAACCAGAAGTAGATAACAATGGCAATATAATTTTTATACCTATCTTGAATCCAGGAGATCCTTATTCATTTCCACCATTTGTAAATATTACTGGCGAAGGTTTCGGTGCGGCTGCTACTGCTGAATTAGATACGGAAGGAAAGTTGTCTAAGATAATCATAAAAAGACCAGGAGTAAATTACTTACCAAATAAAAAACAAGATACTAATTGTGTTCTGGATAGTTTTGTTATAATTAGACCTGGATCTGGATACACTAGTGATACTGTAATACTTCTAGATGGAGAACCTAATCTTGCAAAACCAGTAGTCAATGATGCTGGCAATATCATTTCGGTTGACATAATAAATAAGGTCAAAACCTATGAAAAACTACCAAAGGTAGAAATTATTGGTGGTGGTGCAGGAGCAAAAATGATACCATCACTTTCGTGTTTAGCAACTCAACAATACAATCAATATGTTACAGATTTTGCTCCTTCTGGAACTGATAGTGTGATTGATTGCCCCTGATAGAGGTAAAGAATGGCGACTAGTTGGTTACAGTTACAAAATCAATTAAAAACAGGAGCTAAAACATTAGCTCTACCAGCAGATCCTTCTAATTGTGGTGGGGGATCAAGTAGTCTGCTGCCAGATTCTATATTAAATTTACCAAATCCAACGGAAGCAACTCAGGTAGTTAATGATTTCTTATCTAATGTTCAGGGAACTATAGATGAGTTTGGCGCTGAAGTCATGGGAGTGCTTCAAGATATTGGGGCATGGATTCCACCTGAACTTCAAGGTCAAGGCACAGGATCTTCGAAAGAAGAAGCAGAGAGTTTAAAACCAGCAGCAGTAGATAAAGTTCAGCAAGAAAATAAAAATCCAGAAGTTTGTGTAGTTTCTGGGCACAATACTCAGACTGGAGATGGATACTACTCAGTAATTAATAGTAGTGGTTCATCTATGCATTTGGATGCTGATGGTAGTGTAATTTTTAGAGCAGCAAAAAACCCATCAGATGTTCCAACTACAGGAAGATTTGATGTATGGGCAGATGGAAACGGAATCATTCATATTGGTGAAGGGTTACATATACAAGTAAAAAATAACAGCAAAATCTGTGGAACTAGTGCATACTCTTTATATGTGACGGGTGACATTGATATTCAATCGACAGGTGGAAACATTGGATTGAAAGGAGATAATATTAAATTGTCTGCTGACAAGTCTTTAGAATTGATTGGAGCTGATATTAAAATACATGCAGGTGGAGGTCAAGGAACGTCAAAGAGCGCAAATACAAAGTCACCTACTGAGTATGGTGGATCTATTGATATGCGTTGTGGAACATATAAGGTAAGCTATTCAACAAAACAAGGTGTTGAGACAGCAAGTTATGCTAAGTCAGAAGGAGAAGTTGCTTTCTTGATGCCAAATACCCAAGGAAATTTTGGTATTGAATCTGCAGGAACACTATCAATCAGAACTGGTGGTGACATGCTAGAGGAGATTGGTGGTAGGAAAATGACTGAGGTTATGAATGCTCCGTTGGGAGGATTAAGCTTGGATTTTCCAACAACACCACTAATCAATGGAGTATCTGCTGGATATTATATTGTAAATAAAAATCCAATTCCTCCTGCTATTGGTGCTAGTGCTGAACTAGTGCCTCCATTAGTGTATATTCACTCTCCATTAGTAAGTGGAGATGGTGGGTCGCCTGGGCATGGATTTAGATTCTCTACCTTAGGAAAAGGAGATGTTAATTTTTATACAGCTGCAGGAAATTGGACATTAGCGAACGAAAATAATTTAGTTGCGAGTATTATAACACCTTTTAGCACAAAAGTCACTAGCACTCCAAAAATCTTGACAACTATGAAAGAGCCAGGTATGTATCTTGCCTCGCTATTGTCAAGGGTGTTTATAAGTTCTAATACGGAGGTCATCACTAAAGCAGGTCCTTTCTCTCTTGCACCACCCGTTAGAGGTGTTGGAACTTATATTAAGGTGTCTCCTATAGCAACAGAGATCTCAAACAAGACAGGAATTTATTTGAACTAATAGCGATTTCAAAATTGACCTTCAAATACCAAAAGGTCGCAAAAAAAATCTCGGGTAATTTTTGGTCAAAAAAGTCGAGCTTGACACAACTCCTAAATATCGCTATACTAGCAATGTGGCGCTTTGAGGTCTGAGTCTTATGAATCTCCAAAACCCTTCCGAACAGGCTCTTGACAAGGTAACGATAGACCTGTATAATAAGAAGATAATCATCAGAGGAGAGGAGGGAACTGCTCTTACCTTCAAATGTGCTACAATCAATGAGTTGGTTGACTTAAAAGAAAAATGTGCTAGACTACTCAAAACAGAAAATTTCATCTATCGTTGATGCTGGTTTAGCTATCTGGTGAAAGCACCCGACTCATAATCGGATACAGGTGAGTTCGATCCTCGCAATCAGCATAAGGGAGCATGGTGGAATCGGTAGACACACCAGACTTAAAATCTGTTGGGCAGTGCCCGTGGGAGTTCAAGTCTCCCTGCTCCTATTTCTCACTAAATACGTTGTAGTGGGAATGTTATGAAATACACACTATCGCAAGCATATGTCTTTTATATGGGACAGGTTGTTCGTATGTATTTCATACAAAATCTTCCTTATACCTATGATGAACTTCCACAATTAATTCAAGATCATCCTGCAGTTCAAACTGACGCATTATCTCATAGAGATTATGATGATGAAGATATGTGGAAAATTTCAAATTATCTTATAATGGAAGAAATGCATCCTTTGATGTTTGACTTAGAAGTAGAAAACCCCGAATTGTTACCTAAAGATGATTGACGAATTTTGTGAATACTTTGAGGGAACTTTTGAAAATAAAATGCAAGCAATGTGCGAACCCACAAAGTTTGCTATGATTGAACTACTTCATATTCCTTATGGTGAGCGTAAATATCGTTGTATTCAACGTTATTATGTTGACAAGAATC